ATGAACCGGGTGGACGGCGAGGACTACGGTCGGTCGTATGTCGAGCAGTACTACGGCGATCTGGTGGCCCTCGACAGCCTCTCCAAGAGCATCGTTGAGGCCGCCGCTGCCATGGCCAAGGTGCTGTTCCTCGTCAACCCCGTGGGCACCACCCGAGCCAAGAAGTTGGCTCAGAGCCAGAACGGAGCCATCATCGAAGGCAATGCTGCCGATGTCACCGTTCTTCAGGTGCAGAAGGCCGCAGATCTGAGCGTTGCCTTGCAGACGATGAACAGCATCAACGAGCGGATGTCCTACGCCTTCCTGCTCACCGAGGCTTCCATCCGCAACGCCGAGCGTGTCACCGCCGAGGAGATCCGGCTGGTCACCCAGAGCATTGAACGGCAACTCGGTGGCATCTACAGCCTCCTGTCTCAGGAGTTCCAGTTGCCGCTGGTCAACCGCATCATCGACCGCCTGACCAAGGCCAAGAAGATGCCGAAGATCAACAAGAACTTCATTACCCCCACCATCGTCACCGGAATCGATGCCCTTGGCCGTGGCAATGACCTGAACCGACTGGACATTTATCTTCAGGGAATTGCCCAGATTCTGGGTCCCGGCGGTCTTCAGCAGTACATTGATTTCCGGGAATACATGAACCGCCGTGCAGCAGCCCTAGGCATCGACACGGCTGGCCTTGTGAAGACCGAGGAGCAGATTCAGGCCGAGCAGCAAGCCGCCATGCAGCAGCAGATGCTCCAGCAGATGACTCCTCAGGCTGCACAGACCATGGGCAATATCGTTGAAGCACAGCAGACACAGCAATGAGCAATCACCAGCAAGTCACCATCGTCCGAGATACCGCAGAGTCGAACAACGAGACTGACGCTCTGGCTCAGGCCATGAACGAACAGGCTCCAGTCACCGCTGCCCCGGAGGTTCCGCAGCAGAATCGTCCGGGCTGGCTCCCCGAGAAGTTCCAGAACGCGGAGGACATGGCCAAGGCTTACTCCGAACTGGAGAAGAAGATCGGGACCAAGACCGGGATCACCCCGGATGCGTTCCAGAAGTACAGCGAGGAGTTCATCGCCAACGGCGACCTGAGCGACGAGTCCGTGAAGGCCGTCAGCAGCCTCGGCATTCCCGAGGAGATCGTCCGTGCCTATGTCGAGGGGCAGAAGGCGGTCATGGATGCCAACATCAACAGCATCTACGGCATGGCCGGAGGTGAGCCCCAGTACCAGTCGATGCTGGAGTGGGCTGCTGATGCGCTTCCGGAGGCCGAGGTCGATACCTTCAACGACATCATCGGCTCGGGCAACATGAACACCATCCGCATGGCGGTTCAGGGTCTCAAGGCTCGGTTTGAGCAGTCGAACGGGGTCAAGGGTCGGCTCATTCAGGGCGAGACCTCCGGTTCCAGCGGCAGCAGCGCATTCCGCAGCATCGCTGAGATCGTGTCGGCCATGAAGGATCCCCGGTATGCCAAGGACCCCGCATATCGTCAGGATGTCGAGCAGCGGGTCGCTCTTTCCAACGCACTCGGAGTCAATCGATGAAGTCCAACATGAAGACCACCGCCCTCGGCATCGCCACCATTCTCACCGCAGTCTCCTCGGCAGCCATTGCCCTGCTTGACGGCGACCCCGCCACCACCTTCGACATCGGCTCGGTCATCGCGGCCATCACGGCTGGCATCGGCCTGATCATGGCCAAGGATGCCGAGAAGAAGGCGTGATGTGGGGCTGGGTCAAGGAACTGGTCACGGCAATCCTTGAATTCCTTGAACGATTAGTATCTAAGGAAACTTATGCACAAGGTGCTGACCCGAATGCTGGCGGTGTGCGCTCTCGGTTTCATCGCCGGGTGCGGGACCACCGTGATCATCGTTCCACCGGGGACTCCGGTCCAACTGGCTGAGCCAGTCAAGGCCCATGTCTTCGTGGTCCAGAAGGACGGTACCCGTGTCAAGTCTGCCAACAAGGTCGAGATTCCGGCTGGTTGGTGGGCTGCGGATGTGCCAGAAGACCCCCCGGCTGCGCCGTGAGGCATCGACCCTCACTTGATTCGCGTAGGCCATCGGAACCCCCCAGAGAAATCTGGCGGGTTCCTTTCTTTCCCCAGTTAACAGATGGGCTGGGGAGATGCTAGAAGCGGAGGCCCCTTGCGAGGGACAACCGAGGCAGAAGGCATTCGATCATCTACAATCGTAACTTCTACTTAGGAAACAACAACAATGCCGGATTTTGTTCAGCCGTCCCGTCTGGGACAGGCGTACAGCGGGTCCTACGGGGCTGACGCTGACGCTCTTTTCTTGAAGGTCTTTAGTGGTGAGATCATCACGACCTTTGAGAAGTACAACGTGATGATGCCCCTCCACCGTGTTCGCACGATCCAGAGCGGCAAGTCTGCTACCTTCCCGGTGACTGGCGTGGCTGGTGCCAAGTACCATGTCCCCGGTGAGTCGATCCTCAGCGAGGCCACGGGCACACAGGCTTATGCCAGCGGCGTTGCTGGCGGCGCAACCTACGGCAGCCCGGTTCAGTTTGACACGGGTGTCAGCCCTTCGTCCAAGTACCTCAGCCGCTTCAAGCACAACGAGAAGGTCATCTTCATCGATGATGTCCTCGTCAGCAGCACCTTTGTGGCCGACATCGATGAGATGAAGAACCACTACGATGTCCGCAGCATCTACAGCACGGAGATCGGTCGGGCTCTGGCTTACACGGCTGACAAGAACCTGATCCGCACCGTGATCGCTGGTGCCCGTAAGAGCACGGATCGCTTCGGCGGCTCGACGGCTTCGGACGGCTATCTCGGCGCACAGGTTGGAATCAACTCCACCCCCACGGGTGCGACCATCATCAGCGGCCTGTTCTCGGTCGCCCAGAAGATGGACGAGGCCAATGTTCCGAGCGAGGAGCGGTATTGCCTCCTGCGTCCGGACATGTACTACAAGTTGGTCGCTGACGGCAAGGACGCCCTTGATCGTGATTACGGCAACGAGGGCAACGGCAGCATCGCTGGCGGTGAGGTCCTCTCGGTGGCTGGCATCAAGATCATGAAGACCAACCACCTCCCCTCGGCTAACGAGTCCTCCTCGCCGGACGCTCTCCACGGCGCAAGCGGCGTGAAGAACGATGTGAGCGGGACTGCCGATGCCGGGTACTCAAGCCTCAACTACTCCACCACCCGTGGCATCGTGTTCCACCGCGAGGCGGTCGGCACGGTGAAGTTGATGGACCTCTCGCTGGAGTCGGACTACATCATGGAACGCCTTGGTACGCTCATGCTTGCCAAGTACGCCATGGGTCACAACGTCCTCCGCGAGGAGTGCTGCTACGAACTGACCGCCTCGTAATTGAGGTCGGTCACTCCCTGAGTTGAAGGAGGGGGTGGTTCCCTTAGTTGGGTTCCACCCCCTCTTTTCTTTGAGTCTAGGATCCTAGAATGGCCCTGACCAAGACCACCAAACTGCAAGCCATCAACACCATTCTGGCTACCGTGGGAGAACCGCCGATCAACTCCCTGAATGCCCAGAGGGCCGACTCCCTGATTGCACAGAATCTTCTGGACGAGGTAACTCGGGAAGTCCTGTCCTACGGATGGCAGTTCAACACGGACGAGAATGTCGTGATGAGCCCGGAGACCTCCAGCGGCTTCATCTATGTGAGCGACAGCGTTGTGCGGGTGGACATGGATCCCCGGTATAACCTCAACTACGACATCGTCCTTCGCGGCAACCGTCTGTACAACCGGAAGACGAACTCCTACCAGTTCACCGAATCCATCACGGTGATTCGCGTCAACCTGATGGACTTCGATGACATGCCGGAGGCTGCCAAGCGGTACATTGCCATCCGTGCTGCCCGAATCTACCAAGACCGCATGGTTGGATCCCAGATCCTCCACGGCTTTACCCAGCAGGACGAGATTCAGGCCCTTGCCCGGATGACCGAGTACGAGAACGAAGTCGGTGACTACACCATCTTCGATCACCCCGATGTGTACCGTACCTTCATCCGCCGTGGCTCCTACCGAGTGATCTGATGCCCCTGATTACCTCTCCCATCCCGAACTTCATCGGTGGCGTAAGCCAGCAGCCTCCTGCCATCCGGGCAACCAACGAGGCCGAGGCCATCGACAACGCCGTGCCTTCCCCCGTGGAAGGTCTGATGAAGCGTCCTCCGTCCGAGCATATCTCGGCGGTGGCAAATGCCTCGGGAACCCTGCGTACTTGCTCCCTGACCCAGCCCCCGTTCATCCACATGGTTGAGCGGGACGAGTCGGAGCGGTATCTGTTGTCGGTGCAGCAGGACGGGACGCTGGACATCTACGATCTGGCGGGTAACAGGAAGACGCTGTATGTGGACGGGGCCACGACCCTAGGAACCGCCACGGCTGATCAGCGGAAGATCTTGACCATCGGTGATGTGTCGTTCATCCTGAACACCACCACCACGGTGACGGCTCCTGCCACGCTTTCCTCCAGCACCCCGACTAACTATGCACGGGCCTGTCTGATCTGGATTCGTCAATCCAACTACCATCGGACACACACCATTGCGTTGACCACGACTGGAGCATCTCCGACAACCACGACTTTTAGCCATGATGCCTCAGGTTCGGGCGATATTGGAACCCACCATGTGGCTGCATCTTTGTTTGATGGAACTACTGGTCAGTACAGCGGCCCTTCGGGTGGCATCAACGCCCACGCGACTTACGGCAACTCCCTTCTTGCCGACGGCGTCCTGTATATCCAGTCCACGGTTGATTTCAACGCGGTGCTGACCGATGACTTTGCCGGGGAAGGAATGACCCTGATTCGGGACGAGGTGACTCGGTTTGAGGATCTTCCTCCTACGGCACCTCATGGCTATACCGTGCGTGTCCTCGGCAGCCCCGAGTCGGACATCGATGACTACTATGTCAAGTTCGTGGCAGACAACGGAACTTTCTCCCGTGGAATCTGGGAGGAGACCGTTGCTCCGGGCGTGAAGTATCTCTGGACCAACTCCACGCTTCCTGCGATCCTGATCCGGCAGTCTGACGGCACCTTCATGCTGAAGTACGCCGATGGCAACACTCCGGGATCCAATGTCCCTGCCGGGGCTGACTACAGCACCTACAAGTGGACCAATCGACTGGTTGGCAACGACGAGACCAATCCCTACCCGTCCTTCCTCGGGCTGAAGATTCAGGAGATGGTGTTGCACCAGAATCGGCTCGGATTCATGTCGGGCGAGAACATCGTCTTCAGCGAGGTCTCCTCGTTCTTCAATTTCTTCCGAACCACCACGCTGGATCTTCTGGACTCGGACATTATCGATGTCGCCTCCTCCAGTCCCCGTGTCGGCAAGATCTTGGCGGCAATCCCCTTCAACCGGGATCTGATCCTGTTCACGCCCAACAGCCAGATGGTGCTGCGAGGTGGTGATGTCCTGTCTCCCAAGTCCATTGCCTTGATTCCGGCAGCGGACTACGAGAATCAGGCATCCATCGTCAAGCCCGTGGCCTCGGCCAACAGCATCTTCTTCACCTACTCCAACGGCGACTATGTGGGGATGCGTGAACTGATCCCGCAGCCAGCCTTGGACGGGGCCTACCTTGCCAACGATCTGACCAACAATGTGGCCCGGTACATCCCCGGACTGCCCACTCACCTGACGGCAACCACCCACGACAACATCGCCTTCATCGTGTCGCAGGGCAACCTGTACGGGTACCGCTACTTCATGGTAAACAACGAGCGGGTGCAGTCTGCGTGGTTCAGGTTTACCTTTGCGGACTCCAGCGTCATCTCCGGGGCCTTTGCCAAGGCGATCTGGGCTGGCTTCGTGGAGTCGGACCTGTACATCGCCGTCCTCCGTACCGCCACCAACTCCAGCACGGCCTTCATCACCTACGAGAAGATCCGGATGGGTGCGGGGATCTCCGACTCGGCTGTAAGCAGCAGGGACTGGCTGACCCATCTTGATCAGCGGAAGTACTACGCGGCTGGTACGGGTACCTACAACTCGACTACCGGAAGGACCACCTTCACCCTTGCCAAGCCCCTGTCGCACGGCAATGTCCAAGTGGTCGGCACCAACGGCTATGTCCTGAGCAAGACCGGGGGCACGAATTACTCAGAGCCCACGGCTGGCACGGTGGTGGTGAGCGGAGACTGGAGCGCACGGGCGGTCTGGATCGGCGTTCCCTACACCATGACCTTCCAGTTCTCCACCCAGTACCTCAAGGGAGCCGCAGGAAGGGGTCAGGCTGCCCTTGTGAGCGGTCGGTACCAACTCCGATACCTCACCCTCCAGTACGCCGACACGGCCTATTTCCGGGTCACGGCAGAGGTCAAGACCGAGGACACCTATGTCTACCCGTTCACGGGAGAGATCATCGGTACCGGAGTCATCGGGGTAACCAATATCTCCTCCGGAGCCGTCAGGATCCCGGTGTTCTCCAAGAACGACAACCTGATCCTGAAGATCATCAATGACTCCCACATGCCCTCCAAGTTCCTGAGCGGCGAGATGGAGGCTTATTACAATGATCGGGCCCAGAGGTACAATGCTTGATCGATGCCCGTAGGACCGTTCTCCCAGACATTCACCAGATTGCTGCGGACATGCGTCCTGAGGACATCGCTGAGGCTCAGGCTGCTCTCGGGGAGACCCCGCACAAGACTTTGTTCCGTGGATACATCGTGTCTACGGAATGCTATACCGTGTTCCATGAGCAGAGCCGGAAGCCGCTTGCCATGTTTGCCTACCAGATCACGGAGCCCAAGGTATCCGCTACGGTCTGGCTTCTTGCGGCGAATGGGCTGCTTGATCACCGCATGGAGTTTGCCCGGAAGTCCCGAGCATGGGTCTCCTACTTCCAGACCAAGGCTCCGCTGCTGTACAACATGGTCGATCAGCGAAACACCCTTCACATCCGATGGCTTGATTGGGTGGGATTCAAGTTCGTCCGGGTGATCCCCGAGTGGGGCAAGGGTCGGCTTCCGTTCGTTGAGTTTGCAAGGACTGGCAATGGATGAGATCCAGAAGGCCGAGTCCCTGCAAGCGAAACTGCTGAAGCAGCCTCAGGTCAAGATCGACACCACCCACCTGATCCATGGCCAGATGTATGCCCGGACCATCCTCGTCCCGGCAAACACGGTCGTAGTCGGTGCCCTGACGAATCTGGACAACATCTGCATCGTCAACGGGGACATCACCGTAACCACGGACCTCGGTGTCATGCGCCTGACCGGATACCACATCCTCCCAGCCGAGAAGGGCTACAAGCGAATCGGCTTGGCCCATGCGGACACGGTCTGGACAACCATCATCCACACGAACGGCAAGACGGTGGACGAGATCGAACTGGAGATGACCAGCGAAGCCCACCTCTTGCAGACCAGACAGAACCTGATTTCACACCCGGAGAATTGACATGGCATTCGTAGCCGTAGCCGTTGGCGTTGGAGTCGCCTCAATTGGCGTTAATCTTGCGGCACAGTCCAAGGCTGCCAGCGAACAAAACAAGTATCGGCGTTCTCTCGGCATCTCCCAGAACAAACAGTACCAGCAGAATGCCGAGGCGGTTATCCGTGATGTCGGGATGCAGATCGACCAGTTGGCGCAGCGCGAGATCGAAACCATGGCTGCCACTCGCCAGCAACTGGAGACCGTGAGCCGGGATGCCCGTGAAGCCGGATCCATGGCTCGTACTGCGGTTGCCGCTGCGGGAGTCGAGGGTCGATCCGTAGACGCGCTGCATAACCAGTTTGTCCGTGATGTCGCTGACTTTGAGTCCACGGCCATCCGGAACATCAGCAACTTCCGTGGGCAGTCTGCCATGGAAGCCAAGGCGATCTACGCCCGTGGGCAGAACGCCATCAACAACGGATATCCGAACCCGCTACCGCCTCCGGCAACCCTGTCTCCCGCGACCAGCATCATGCAGGGTCTCTCCACGGGCCTCTCCGTGTACACCGCGCTCGGGTCGTTCCAGACTCCGTCTGGCGTGGGAGCGGCGGCAAACCCGACTACCTCTCCCGGAACTCCGTATTATCTGGCGGCAACGCCTCCGGCGGGAACCTTTGGAACGCCATCGCTCCTTGCGGCTCCCTCGGTCTCAGCGGCATCCTCTGCTCCGTTCTTCTTGGCTCGATAAATCATGGCAAAGCAGCGACCATCCCTCGGCGTTTCCGCAGCCCCCGTAAGCACCTATGTTGCCTCGGTGGCCCCGGCAGTTGAACTGTACGACCAGCAGAGCGTCAACCTTGCCCTCCAGTTCGCTGATGCGTTCAAGGACCTGTCCGTCTCCGCAGCCCAAATTGCCGGGTCGATGAAGAAGCAGATGAACGAGGAGGATGTCCAGAAGGGCATTGACCTCGTCAACCAGAGCCGCAAGTCGTACAAGACGCTGGTGGACTCCGGTGAGATCAAGCCCACCGAGAACCCGTGGATGGCCATCGGTGCCCAGCAAGCAAGCGGAACCATGGAGGGCATGAAGGCCCGAGCCCACTTCAGCCAAGTCTACGAGCGTAGGTCTCAGGAAGACCCGGCGTTCTTCGACGGTTCCTCCGGCTTTGACGCGCTGGCCACCCAGTACACGCAGAATGTGAACTCGGTGATCGGCAATGCACCCTACATGAGTCGGTCTTTCTACGAGGCGTTCAATCCCTACATCGCATCGATGGGGATGAAGCATGAGGAGAAGGTGACCGAGGTCCGCAACCAGCGCGTCCTTGTGGGTGTTGGTGCGGAGGTCGCCAAGGCCGTGGCTGATTTCCGCAGTCCCGACAAGATCATCAGCCAGAATGCCTCTCTCGCTCTTCAGGAGGCGGCTGATGACTTCATCCGATCCGGATACAGCGCAAAGCAGATCAACGAGGCCATTGTTGACAATCTGATCAACCAGATGGCGACTGCTGAGGATGTCGAGGGTGCCGAGCAGATCTTCAACTCCCTGAAGTCCGGTACCGCCCTGCTCAAGGACACGGAGTATGCCAAGGCAGCCCTGCTTGCCAACCGTGCCAAGATTGAAAACAACCGTAACAAACTGACCATGCAGGAGTCCCGGCAGTTCTACGAGTGGTGGCAGGGCCTCAAGCCGTCCGTCATCAGCGGCAAGATCACGCAGGAACAGGCTCTGGAGAAGTTCAACCAGTTCGTTGAGGGACCGGATCGCAAGATCTCAATCACGGGTCCCGAGGCTGAGTCCAAGCGGTCTTGGATCCTAAACGAGATCGAACAGGGCAAGGCCGAGGCCAAGCGGGAACTGATCAAGGAGCAGGAGAACGCTGTTCTTGGAGTGATTAACAGTTCCAGCCAGATTCCCACGGAGTTCCTGAACAACGAAGAGGGGTACCGTGGCTACCTTGAGGACAAGATGGAGACCATGTTCTCCACCTTCGGCATGGACGAAGCCCAGAAGTTGCAATACCGGAGTGTCTTTGAGCGCGTCTGGGAAAGTTCTGCTCAGAAGAGAGCCGAGTACCGAATTGCCGCCCTGTCCGAGAGCATTTGGGCTGGAGACCTTGGACCGGATGGAAACAAGCAGAACGGTCTGGATGTGACTGCTGCTACGCAGTTCGCCAACTTCCTTTCTCCTCCGAAGGGGGAGATGCCGAGCGTTCCTCAGTTCGTGGAGATGAAGGCCCGTATCGATGACAAGCGTTCTCTCATGGGCGTGGCTCCCGATACCGAGAAGGCCCAGACCCTGTATCGACAGGACTACGACCGACTTGATCGGATCCTGACTGCACAGGAAGAGGCTGTGGCTCAGCAGTTCAACGGCAACCTGAATCCAACGGCTACAGATTCGCCCACCCAACTGGCCGCCAAGGCTGACATCCGCGCTCGTTTCCGATTCCTCCGGATGCGGATGGGGACGGTCTTCAATGATGATCGGGAAGTCCGTAAGGCCACCCTGTCGTACAACGCGGCAACGACTCCCATTACCGCCGAGCGTGGAGAGGAACTGACGGCCTTTGAGGACACTCTTGCCGCCTATCGACTCAGCATCCAGAACGGCATCGACATTAATCAGGTGGTTCTGAATCCGCAGTCGCCCAATGGCAAGCGGATGGTCTCTGAGTTGAAGTGGGCCATGACTCAGTTGTCCTCGGGAGCAAATGCCGCCAACATTCAGCGAGACATTGCGGCTGGCCGAGTCTTCGGATCCGAGATCGATACCAACTTCTTTGACCGCAACAATCCGTGGGGCTGGCTTGAGTTCAACTCGGGAAGCGGCATCGCTGCCGAGGAGTTCAACACGGAAATGACCGGATGGCGTGAAAGCAATGGGATCACCGAGCCCGATGCCATCTACTACACCAGCGCGGAGTTCTTCAAGCATTATTCCAACGCGGTGCGTGGCGAGGCTGTCGGAAACAACAAGAAGGCACTCCGGATCGCCAATGCTGCCATGGAGCGCGACAACATCCTTGTTCGTGGGTCGCTAATTCCCAAGAAGAATCTGTCTCCCTCGGTCGATTCGGAGTACCTTGAGGCTTACCTCAGGGTGAACTACCCCAAGGCTCCCAACGCTACCTTCGTCGTTGTCCAGACCACCACCGATGGTGCGCTCCTTGCCGTCCGAGAGAATGGCATCGCGCTTGACAACAAGTTGATCCGCTCCACCGACCTGAACCCCTCCGGCAAGAATCCCGAGATCGTTGACATGGTCCGGAAGATCTACGCTGAGAAGGAAGTCGGACGAAAGCGTAAGCAGTACCGAGACATTGTTACTGAGGGCATGGAAGCCACTCCGGGGGTTCCTAGGTTCTAAACATGGAAAAAGCATTCTTCGATTCGCCCATCTTCTCCATTTCCCCCTTTGAGGCAATGGAGATGCGGCACAAGGCCCAGCAGACCCCCGTCATCGATCCCGACATTCAGGAGATCGTGGATGGCTACGGTGGTCGATTCGCCCTCGGAAACCGCAACAGCGACACCGGACGCATCGGGTGGTATCTCGGAGAGATGATGGCTACCCCCTTTGCAGACGAGGAGGATGCTCCGCTCAATCTGACCAAGACCAAGGCCGAGTTCGATCCAATCAACGATGACCTGACTTTTGGTCTGGACAACAACATCGATGGAATTCTCGACAACATCTCGGATATTCCATTTGAGCATTGGGACTACCTATTCTCTGCCAGCACCTTTGGGCAGTTGAAGGATCGCGTCCGGTTCGTCAAGGCAGGACTCCCTCAGGCTCAGGCTCTGGGCACCGGGGGCATCGTTGGCACCTTGGGCGACCTCGGGGGCATGGTGGCCCTAGGAATGGCCGCAGAGCCGCTTGTGCTGGCTGGGCTGGGCACCACGACTACGCTGGCAGGAAGGGCTGCTGCTTCGTCTAGCGGCATGTTCCGCACCCAGTTGGTGGGACAGGCAGCCATGGAGGCCGCAGCAACGCTCAGCCGAACTGGCCTGACTGCTCGGTATGCTGCAATGGG